TACGCATTCGTATCTCTTGTGAATGTTAACTGCTTGCCTTTCTGAGCTTCTCTGTTCTTTCTAAATTCTTGTGATGTAACTTTGAAACGAGGTGCGGCTGGATGTACATGGCTTGGATGAACAATGTGACCTTCACTTTCAGATCCCCACTTATTCTTCAATTTCTTAGCAGCCATATGATTATCGACTTTATCAGAAACTCTCTTCTTGATAGCATCAAACTCGGCAACCTCTGCCATCTTATGTTCTTTGTTCTTAGGAGAAGTTCTTGAATTGATCAATTCATGATTGAGATGACTGAAATCATGATGCTCTTTTGAAACATCTACATGAGATGGTGTGTGATGAACCTTGTCATCATCGAAGTTGATTTCTTTGTTGGAAAGATGCTTTTTGAAATGCTCAATATCATGATGCTGGTTTTCTGGAAGCTTTGAGTGAATTACATATTTACCAACGGAACCCATATGATGTGTTCCATATGAAGTAAGAATAAAACGACGTTCACCTTTATGCTCAGAAGGCTTTGAGATTGGCTTGTAGAAAATCTCGCCCTTGACTCTTACATCTTTGCCAGTCTTTTTGTGTTCGTTGGCTAGATGATTCGTTAGAGCCTTATTATTTTGAAGAGATCTGTGAATGTGAGCAAATGAATCAGCCTTATCCTTGTTGTAAGGATTGCCAGTCTTTTTGGCTTTTTCTTTTGCTATATGGTGATATTCTTCTGGAGTTCTTACTTTAGCTTCTCCACTAGCCTTGCTGCGAGTATAGAAACCATGTTCATCATGACCAAACTCATGAGGCATACCATCGCTTTTTTCTGTCACATCATGAATATGGATCTTACCTGTACGAGACAGGTGATGGAATTGATCAGTATCCATTGTAGTGATGTGAGGAAGTCCAGTGCGAACACCCTCATTTAATGAGGTCAGAAAAGCCTTAAATTTTATCATAATCCACCCTTTGGGATTAGGTTAGTAATATACTATTTATTATTTCTCGCCATCGTATTTGTTGATAGACCCATCATGTCCGACATGCCAAGCGTGAAATTTGACTCCAGGATGTGTCTTTTTTAAATTCAAAAAAGCATTCAAGTTGTTCTTGTCATCATCATAAAAGTGGACTGCCTTCATCTTGTTCTGGCGAATTCTCTTGCTGATGATCTTTGCTTTCTTTTGTGCGACAGAAATAGGAGACAAATCATTACCCGCTCTATCAACGTGTACTTTGTTTGTATCAATACCGTCACGACGAAGCTTTCTCAAAAACATGTGCTTATTGTCGAAATTTGGTCTGGCGGTATTGATATAGACCTTGGAATCTTTCTTGTGCTGATCGTTCTTTAGTTTTCTCAATGTATTCTGAATAGGCTTTTCTTTATTGAATCTTCTTGAGGATCTAAATTCGTCAAAATCGTAGTGCTGATGAGGCTGTAATTCTTTATTGTGAACATGTTTGTTGTATTCATCATGAGACAAATGGTGTACAACCTCACCCGTGTGTTTATCTCTAACTCTTACTTTAGCAGTTGTTTTGTATATGGTTCCATCCATATCAAAGATGTGACCGACCTTTTTGCTTTCAAAAATAGCGGGATTGGCTTTACCGTAGTTACGCATAATGACTCCTGCCATGCTGTTGGCTTCATTTTCATGATCACTGCCCGTTTCACCAGACTCAGGATGTAGCTCTCCCAACACATTTTGCTTGTGGTGAACCAATTCATGTGCGAGAGTTCTCAGAACGTCAGCGGTATGACGCCCAGCAATGTTTAGATTTATGTGTTTTTCGGAAGGATTATAGTTTCCAAAGCTCTTGTTTTTGGCGGATTCGGCTTTGTCGTCCACTATATTGATATGGGGTGGATGCTCAATATCGAGGTGTGAGCAAGCATAATCAACGAAATGATTTAGGTGTTTTTGGACATTTTCTGAGATATATGCTCTAAATTTCTTCATTTTACCGTAATATGGGTGTTCCGAACCTCTTTTATTTATGATAAATTCAAATTCTCTTTATGGTTGGAACCCCAGTTTGTCTAGTCTTAGAGCACCTTTACTGCTTCTTCTTTCGACACCCTGCTTCGATCTTAATATAGCTTTTTTTGTTGTTTTCTTGGGGTTAACCAATTCGTAAGTGACAGTACCGTTATTTTTTAAATCGAATTTGAAAAATAAAACATTACCTGATGTTGCGTCAATAAACAACTCGTTGTACTTATCATCATTTTTTGATTCAGCAATTAGAATTTTTTCGAACAAGAAATTAATAGCTGTTCCTGTTATCCCACCACGATCTTTGTAATTTTGAAAAGTTGATGGGTCTGAATTTATCATATCAACAAGAGTTTGTGGGGGTTTGTCTTCTGGCTTAATGATTATATCATTTTTTACCAACTTATTAAGTATCCATATATATTCTGAGTTTTTTAATTTTGTTTTTCTTGGATATAATTCAGATACAGCTTTTAATGGTCCAGAAACAACCAAATTTTCATCTAAAATCTTGAACATCTTATAGTATATTGTATCTTTCCATTTCTTTTTTAAGAAATCGTCTTTATCAATAAGACGTATGACATCACCAGGCTTTAAAGTGTTTGTTCCACCTTTCAATTGCTTATTTGAAATCAAAATTTCTTTACCATTGATAAAAAGTTTAAAATCAAATAATCTTTCTATATCTGATGTTGAATAAAAAACTTTGCTCATAGGAGCAATTCCAGGTATAGATCTTTCATTTAAAATTAATATTGGAGCCGCTACTTCAGCAAAATAATTTTTAATTTCATTTATATCTTGAGGGGTCAATCCATCTATAGGTACTTTACCACCAGACTGGGTTGACATAATAGCTTTACATATGGAACCAGCAATCTTATTTTTCAGAGAAAGAAGTTTTTTTTCAACAAGAGTCTGATGGTCTTTAATTGTTCTTTCTTTTCCTGTCACACCTAAGTCTGATGGTTTTAGCTTAATCATCCTACACCTTTAATTTACTGAACTTTGACTTACTTCCGCCTCCATTTCTTGGTGGTGGATTATCGTCTCTTTGTCCTGAATCGGCTATGCCTTTCTGAGCACTTTCCTCGATATCATACAGTTTCATTTTGGATCTGTCAATACCTAGAGCGAATCTCTTATTTAGTGTAGGATCATTGTAACGATTTTTCAACTGCTTTACCATAATCTGATCAAGAGCATCCAATTGCTCAGAGGCAATCAGAGCAAACATCATATCCGCAGTTGCTGGCAGACCAAAGGATTCTGAAGTATCTTCAAGACCTGGATCTGTGTTTGTGAACCCAGAACGAGTTGTCTGAGTAGCAGAAACAACAGGAAGCTTGAATTCAACCGCAAGTCCACGAAGCTCTTCTGCGATAGCCTTGATGTATGAATACGAATTCACATTTGCGCCATGCTTGAGACGAGCGGAAGAACAGATGTTTAGATAGTCAATGAACAGAATATCTGGCTTAAAGTTCTTCTTCAAAGCCAGTTCATTCAGCAATGCTCTAAAGTGAATTGAAGATGCTGACGCAGTTGGATATTCCTTGATAATAAGCTTGCCTTTGATATTTTCCTTAAGGCGAGCAATCTTGCGATCATAGGAGTCTTTAGGAAGAAGAGCAAGATCATCAAGTTTAATATTTAGAAGATTGGCGTCAATGCGTTCTGCGATCTTTTCTTCAGACATTTCCAAAGTGATATAAAGAACATTGTAATTCTGAACCAAGCTTGCCGCAGCAACATGACACATGAACAAAGATTTGCCAACACCTGTATTGTGTGAAGAAACACCATTAGTGTAATATCTATGATTCTCGTGGTTCACATTAATATCAACAATCGGGATTTTTAAACCAGTCTTAGAAACTCTACCAATAGAGAATCCAGAAACTGTATTGAATTCTTCTACACCAATCTCACAAAGATCTTTTGCATATTTCCAACCAGATGCAGTCTCAAATAGATGATTTTCGTTAACGCGAACTTCAGTTCCATCATCCATCGTCAACTTGTATTCTTCCCATTCACCTTTATCAATAAAGAAATTCACACCAACCCATCCATCAGGCGAATCAACTTCGACTTCATATCCTTGATTCAGAAGAGTTTGAATTTCATAAATTGAAGTTTCTTTAGTTTCCCACATAAAATTCCTCATAAATCATATAAATAAAAGTGTCTGTCGCGATGCGCTAACATCCACAGACTCTACCACTAATAAGGAGTGCCAGCAAATGTATATAGCCATATATAATAACTTATGTCGATCTAAAAAGCAAATCAAAGAGTCTTGGATTAAAGGTTCTGGGTTCCACCGCCATCATATAATTCCAATCCATATGGGTGGTTCTGATGATGAAGAAAATTTAACATATCTTACAGTTAGAGAACATATAATCGCTCATTTTCTTTTATGGAAGATTCATAGAAATCCGAATGATCTGCGCGCGATGCATAACTAATGGTGTACATAGAACTAGAATCAGACCAGATAAATTACAAAAATATATTTCTAATGGTTATCGTAAAGGATTTACTGTTTCTTCCTGAATCTGATTCTAACTCTCGTTTCTGGATGGACGCATCCAGCAAGTGCGATATTCAAAGTCTTCTGAGGCAGACCGCCTTTCGTAATACGATTGAAATAGTCAAGGTCAAAAGGAATGCGCTTTTCAGTCTTATGATAGAACTCATAACGCTGATCAGCATTCTCAATATAGTCATGACCAATATTTGGATCAAATGATATAGAAAGAGCGTCTGACAATATCTGAGGAATTGCGCCTTTATACTTTTCTGTCTTGGCCTTGCCATCAAGAATCTGAATTGATTCCAAAATGGCATTATGAATAGCCTTCTCTTGACAGAATTTTTCAGTCTGCTGAATAAGCCAGTCAAGAGGAGTTTTTTCAGTATCCGCCTTTAACTCAGCAAGAACCTCTAGACAATTCTTAAAGTCTTGTTCAAAGAGGTTCTCTCTGGAGTTTAGCTCAATATGGATTGCTTCATGAGTCGGAAGGCGGTTGTACCTTAGAACGTACTTTTGAATTTCTTCGTACAGGGTTTTTTCCACTCTTTCCTGAAGATACTCGCTTTTTAGGTACGGAAGAATTTTTCGAACGTACTGTTCTTCTAGGAATAAATTCTTCAGTATAATTCTCTCGATTTTCTTCATCTATAAGATTCTCATTAAAGTATTTGTCGGCTTGAGTCTTGAGTGCGATTTCTAGTACAACTAGGAAAATATCTCCTACTTCCTTAATAAACTTTGGATCGTTCGAAAAGTTTTCAGTCAAATTCTTTCCATACTTCTCAACAATAATGTCAAAGCTAGCTTTAGCTCCACCACCATCATCATCGGGAATGTCTTCTAGAATATTAACAGCACCATAGCTGTATATTGTACCAGAATATCTTCCTTTAAGCAACTCAATAGGTAGAATACCACCCTCTACTTCAACAGATGATATCTTAAAGTAGACTCCATCCTTATACTTCCATTCTCTGTGCTTCTTTTGAAGCCAGTCAACAAAAGGCTGTGTATATTTACGCATCTGCTTGTTCCTCAGTTAGATCGGAA